GATATATTAAAAGGTATCCTGCACACGCAAGAGCAATAACAATTTTAAAGGAGGTAGCTTAATGCACATAGATAGTTATAAAATTTTTTCATATGGAACAGAATGGAAGAATGGAAAAGAAAGTAAGACAGAAACAATAAGACATATGCTAACATCAGAAGAATGTATTAGAGGTAAAGAATTAATACGACTTCTTGAACAGTTAGAAGAAACATGGCATGGTGATTATGGAGATAAAGATTGTCATGTTGAAATAACTTTTAAGAAAAGACAAGACTAAATTAAATACAACTTACAATAGAAAGGCAACACCCTGAACCTCTTTAAACTACTGATATTATTACATAATATTTATTTTTTAGAGAGGTTGCTAAGACAAAAGTTATAATGTATAATAGAGATACTGTCTTTAAAACAAAGACAAAATCTTTTATCCAACATAACTTAACAGACAGGACAAACCAATATGAGCAATAAATTTTTCTTAAAAAAAACATGGGTCAATGTAGATGTATGCGTTGAAGATTATTATAATTCAGGTACTACATTAGCACAAGTTAAAGAGAAAATAAATTGGAGTCCATATTCAAATATAATTAGTAAGGAAGTGAAACACAGTAGACATACAGTAGAAGAGATTGATGAAGAAACATTTAAAACTAAAATCAAAAAATCCGATAGCGAAAAGTCTAAGAACAAAACAGTTTCATTCGAAGATTATAAAGCAGAATAAAAAGTCTTTATTAGAAAAGGTGTTTGATAAAATGAAATATGATATTGAACAATAGCACAACTCACAACATAGGTGAAGGCGAAGGTAGGGCAATAACTCCTGAAGTATTATTATATAGAAGTGTTATTGTTAGAGCAATCATGGATGCATTAGATATAGATATTCATGCATGGGGAAATAGTAGAATACAAATCATCAAAGAAGCTAAGGCTTGGTTTTCAAAAACCGACTCACACTTTTGTGAGATATGCGATTACGCAAATTTAGAACCAACATTTATAATCAGAAAGTTTAAACAATTACACAAGGCTAATGCTAAGAAACTTTTTAAGAATAAAAATATTCATAAGTTTTTAACTCATTATATTTGTAGCTTTCATCAACAGGAAAAATACTAATGGCAACAGGAAAGAATACTAAGTTTGATTTAGACTTAGAGTATGGACAAATAAGAGAGAAGAGAGTAGCCGACTTACTTAAAGGAAGTAAAGTTGAAATTAAAACTGAAAGGAGTTGGTGGAGAAAGACAGGCAATATTGCTATTGAGTATGAGTACAGAGATAAACCTTCAGGTATAGATAAGACAGAATCTAAATGGTGGTTTCATATCTTAGAACTTAGTGGCAAAGAACATTGTATGTTAGTCTTCAGAGTATCAAGACTAAAGAAGATAGTTAAGAAATATAAAAAGACACACACTAAAAACATAGGAGATTATAGAGCATCTAAATGTGTAGTAATTCCAATCAAAGAATTATTTAATGAAGGATGTTACTCAATATAAACATGACTGAGAAAGCTTTATTAACAGAATATAAATCTACGATAGCTGACTTAACAAAAGAAAAGCAAGAATTAAATGAGACTATCATACAGAAAGATAGTAAGATTAAAAAGATTCTAATACAATTAGAACAGGCTAATTCTGATATTCAATCTATGGGTTCTAAGATAGGTGAACTTCAGGAAAAGCTGAACAAGAAACAAACTATTAAATTAAACATCGACAAAAAGATAGAAGAAATACTTGAAAAAAAAGATGAGCCAAGTGTTGACAAGGATGATGAAATTTGATAGAAGTAAAATAATAATTAACAATAACAATAAAGGAAAATACATATGGCAATAATTGAAGGCACAGCTTACTGGGCTTCTCTGACACGACCAAACGAAAAGTTTGAACCTATGTGGAGAATTGATTTAGCAGTTGATGATAAGTCAGCAGATGAATTAAAGAGCCAAGGCATATCGCTTGGTGAAACTACTATTGATGAAAAGACTATTCCAAATATAGTAAGGTTCAAAAGAAAAGTACAGAAAGCTAATGGTGATAAGAATACTCAACCACAATTAGTTGATGGTGCTAAGAACCCACTAGATAAAATAGTAGGTAATGGAAGTAAAGTTAAAGTAATGTACAAACCATACGAATGGAACTTCAAAGGTAAGAAGGGAATGGGTTTAGACTTACAAGCAGTACAAGTAATTGACTTAGTAGAGTACACACCTAGGGAAGACTTTGATGCAGTCGAAACTTCTTCAAGTGGTGTTGACATCAAGGATGATTTTTAGTACTATCCAACTGTTGAAATGAAATTTAATTTTCATTTTTTCTTACTCCGAGGGGGTGGCGAGAAATTGCCACTCCTTTTTTTTGGACTCAATTAAAATTAACTAAGGGCGACAATGGAAGAAATAAATAAAAAAGGTTTTGTAAAATATCACTTACCCTGTCCACTATGTTCTAGTAGTGACGCAGTATCTGTTAACGCAGACAACTCAGCTTATTGTTTTTCATGTCAAGAATTTATAAAGGAATATGATATGGAACTACAACCAACAACACCTAAAAGTAAAAACGAATATGAAGTAAAAGACTTCATGAAAGAATCTAACTATGCAGAAATTATAGATAGAAATATTTCTGAAGACACCTGTAAAAAGTTTGGTGTCACAGTTAAGATGGATAACATGGGTACTATCACTAATCATTACTACCCATATCACGATACACAAGGCTCAAAGATAGCAACTAAAACTAGATACACTAAGCTAAAAGAATTTAGTATTCAAGGTAATACAAAAGATTCTGGATTGTTTGGTCAACATCTATTCTCTAAAAATAAATATTGTATCATAACAGAGGGTGAGTTAGATTGCTTATCAGCTTATCAGATGATGTTAAAAGGTACATATCATACACCAGTTGTAAGTATTAAGAATGGAATTACTTCAGCAGTTAAAGATATTAAAGCAAGTTTAGAATGGTTAGAAAATAATTTTGATAATATCATTTTAAATTTTGATAACGATGAGCATGGTAGAGAAGGCTCAATGAAAGTAGCAGAATTATTTTCACCAGGTAAATGTAAGATAATGAATTTACCTGAAGGATTTAAAGATGCTTCAGATTGTTTAACACAAAACAAAATACAAATATATAATAAAACATTTTGGGATGCTAAAGTATTTGCACCAGATGGAATTATAAATGCTAATACATTATTAGATGATGTATTAAAACCAATCACTAAATCATTTGTTCAATATCCTTTCGAGGGTTTGAATAAAATTACTTATGGTCTACGACCTTCAGAGTTAGTTACATTTACAGCAGGGTCTGGACTAGGTAAGACACAAGTAATGAGAGAAGTAGTACATCACATTATAAAATCAACAGAAGATAATATAGGTTTGTTAATGTTAGAAGAAACACCAGTCATAACTTCAAAAGGTTTGATGAGTGTTGAAGCTAATCAAAGACTACACTTACCAGATGTTCATGTAAGTAAAGAAGAAATGAAAACATACTTTGATGCAACAGTAGGTACTGGTAGAGTATTTATGTTTGACCACTTTGGTTCTAACTCTATTGATAATATTGTTTCAAGAGTTAGGTTCTTAGCTAAAGGTTTAGATTGTAAGTATGTAGTCATTGACCATATAAGTATTATTGTATCTGACCAACAACATGGTGATGAGAGAAGAGCATTGGATGAAATCATGACTAGACTTAGAACTCTTGTTCAAGAGACAGGAGTATCTATGATAGTTGTATCACACCTTAGAAGACCTGAAGGTAAAGGTCATGAAGAGGGAGCATCAACTTCACTATCACAACTTAGAGGTTCGGCTAGTATAGGTCAGCTAAGTGACATGGTTATTGGGCTTGAGAGAGACGCACAGAACGATGACCCTGATGTTAGGAACACCACTAGGATAAGAGTATTAAAGAATAGATTCTCTGGTATTACTGGTCCTTGTTGTGATTTAAAATATGATATAGATACTGGTAGACTTAATGAGGTAAAGTCTGATGACTTTTAATAAAGTTGTATTTGATATAGAAACAACCATGACTGCTGATAAGATATGGTGTATTGTTTGTAAGCATGGCGATACTTATTATCAGTTTAAAGAAGATAGATTGCATAGGTTTGCTGAACTAATAAAACAAACTGAAGAAGTAATAGGTCATAATATAATTGGATTTGATATACCAGTAGTCAATACAATTTTTGGTTATGATGTATTTGCTAATTGCAAAGTAACTGACACTTTAGTTTTATCTAGATTATTAAATCCTATGATAGAAGGTGGACACTCATTAAGAAACTGGGGTACTAAGTTAGGTCAAAACAAAATACACTTTGAACAGTTTGATTATTTCTCTGAAGATATGTTAACCTATTGTAGAAATGATGTTGAACTAACTGAAAGACTTTATAAATTTTTAATTAAGAAGACAACAGACTTTGGTCAATCAGTTGAACTTGAACATAAGGTTGCACAAATAATTCAGAAACAACATGAACGAGGATTTAAAATTAATGTTGTTGAAGCATATGAATTACAATCTAAGTTTCAAGAAGATATGAATGACTTAACTACTAAGGTAAGACAAACTTTTCCTCCAATGAAAATAGAAGAAGAGTTTATACCTAAGTCTAATAACAAAGCAAGAGGTTATGTGAAGGGTGTTCCCTTTACTAAAGTTAAATACAAAGAATTTAATTTAGGTTCAAGACAACAGATTGCTGAACGACTAATGTTACTTGGGTGGAAACCTAAGAAGAAAACAGATAAGGGTCATGTGATTGTTGATGAGAAAGTATTATCTGAAATACATAATATACCTGAAGCTAAATTAATAAACAGATTCTTAATGCTACAGAAAAGAATTGCTCAAGTTAATTCTTGGATTGAAGGCATTAAGGAAGATGGTAGAGTACATGGTAAAGTAATAACCAATGGTACAATTACAGGGAGGATGAGCCACCAGTCGCCCAACATGGCTCAGATTCCTGCTGTGTACTCTCCTTATGGTAAAGAATGTAGGGCATTATGGACAGTAAACAAAGGTTATAAATTAGTAGGTGTTGATGCTTCTGGACTTGAGTTAAGAATGTTAGCACACTACATGAATGATGAAAGGTACACACATGAAGTCGTTAATGGAGATATACACAGAGCAAATCAAGCTGCTGCTGGTTTGGAATCAAGAGATAAGGCGAAGACTTTTATCTACGCATTTATCTATGGAGCAGGTTCAAAAAAAATCGGAAGTATCATTGGAGGTTCGGAAAGAGATGGCGAAAGAGCTAAAGAAAAATTTCTTAGAGCAACACCAAGTCTTAGAAGCTTACGAGAAAAAGTGGAACGAGTGGCTCAACGAAGATGGGTCAGAGGACTCGACCAAAGAAAAATAATAATAAGACATCCTCACGCAGCATTGAATACTTTATTACAAGGAGCAGGTGCTATTGTTATGAAGTATGCGTTGACATTGCTAGAGGAATATGTTATAAGAAAACAAATCAAAGCATTTCCAGTTGTAAATGTACATGATGAATTTCAATACGAGGTTGAAGAAAGTAGAGCCGAAGAGTTTGGAAGGTTAGCAGTACAATCAATTATAGATGCAGGTAAACAATTAAATGTAAGGTGTCCACTAAATGGCGAATATAAAATCGGAAACAACTGGTCAGAAACACATTAGTACGATAGCAACAGACATCAAGCAATTGATTTCTGATATATCTACTGGTAAACCTGCCAACATGACAGAGGAAAACTTAAATGTTTTTCTTAATAATATTAAAGAAGCTATTCTAGCTTGGAATACTTCTCAAGTAAAAGCAGAAAAGTATGAAGGCAAACTTAGAATGTCTTCTATTGGTAAACCTGCAAGACAATTATGGTATGATAAACATAGTCCTAAAGATAGAAAAGATGAAGACACAGGATTAAATTTAAAATTTTTGTATGGTCATATCATTGAACACTTAGTACTATACTTAGCTGAACTTGCAGGACATAAGATAAAAGACCAACAAAGAAAAGTTGAAGTGTCAGGAGTGTCAGGACATATAGATAGTATTATTGATGGTGAAGTATGTGATGTTAAGTCAGCTTCACCTTTTAGTTTTAAAAAGTTTCAGTCAGGTGAGATAGTAGGTGATGACCCATTTGGTTATCATGCACAGTTAGCAGCATATGAAGAAGGTTGCGATACAAAAGCAGGTGGCTTTCTTGTTGTTGATAAATCTTCTGGTGATATTTGTTTTTACAAACCAGATGATATGGCTAAACCTAATGTTAAGTCTTTGATTAAAAACCTAAGAGAATCTTTAGAGAAAGATACACCACCAGAAAAATGTTATGAGTTTAAGACAGAGAAGAATGGTAACAAAACTTTAGCTACTGGTTGTATGTTTTGTCCTCACAAATGGGAGTGTCATTCTGATGCTAATGGTGGTAAAGGTTTAAGAGTATTTAAATATTCTAATAAGAATGTTATGTTAGCTGAGGTTGTTAAAGAACCTAATGTAGATGAAATTACAAATCAATATAAGGAACAATTAAAAAACTATGGAAAGAGAACTGAAACACAAGCACCTGCTAATTAGAGCAGAGGTACAAAACCCACCTAAGAATGAGGAAGAAACTATTTCTTGGATGAAAAAATTAATTAAAACAATTGATATGAATATACTTGCAGGTCCTTATTCTTCACAAGTTTCTAAGAAAGGAAACAAAGGATTAAGTGGTGTTGCTATTATAGATACATCACATATTAGTATTCATACTTGGGATGAACAACAACCTGCGTTAATTCAATTAGATGTTTATTCATGTAAAGAATTTAAGAAAGCAGATGTTATAGATTGTTTAGAAGAGTTTAAACCTATAACTGTTGAGTATAAATACTTCGATAGAGAAACTAATTTTATAGAGGTAAAATAATGAAGTGTTTTATTTGTAATGGTGATGTACTTTGGGGTAATGATTTTGATGCTGAAGATGTATATGACAATGATGAATATTTATTTGTAAGTAATTACAGTTGTAAAAATTGTAATGCTTCATATGAAGTTTGTCATGGAAAGAAAGAAAATGAATAGTAAAAAAATGAAACCTATAAGACGAAAAGCAAGATACATACTTGTTGAATGGCTACAGTCTTTGTTGTCTAAAGAAGAAGCTAGTAAGATTAATTATAAAAATGTATTTGATTTTATACCTAATCAAACTCATTACTATGATAGTCAACAACAATTTAGATTACAACCTTGGTCTTACAAATGGATAGTAAAGAAACTAAAAAGAAATTCAGAGTTGACAATAGATGATTTAAATGCTATGTTACAACCAACAGAAAAACAATTAAGAAGACAGGATAATATAATATAATGCCAAGTAAAGAAATGTTTAAAGGTGTTGCATATGACAGTTTAAATAAGCAAGTTGATGGCGACCACTATAAAGGTATGAAAATTCAACCTGCTCATTTTATAAATGAGAATCAATTATTATTTGCAGAAGGTAATGCAATTAAATATATTTGTAGACACTCTAAAAAAGGAAAACAAAAAGATATAGAAAAAGCAATTCACTATTTAGAAATGATATTGGAGAGAGACTATGACTAATGAATCACAGATAACACAATTAGAAAAAAGAGCAAGAGGTTTTCGCAGAATTATCTCAGCATTAAATGATTTACCTATGTATGGTATTAATCCACACTTAGATAAAATACTTCATGTTAAGATTGATGCATTAAAAGACCATCTTAAATTAAAGATAACAAGAAACAATAATAAGTTAAATGAAATGTATACTGAAAGTATAGATAGTTTAGCTGATGATGATGGACAACAAGGAGAAGTATCCCCTGTTGTTATAGAAGATATTCATGCTGTAGATAGGACATACGAAAATGACAAATAATATTGTAGGATTAAATGGTAAGAATATTAAACCACCTGAAAAAAAAGATGTATATAATTTAAGAGTATGTTTAATTGGCTCAGATGATATAGACATCAAAAGAGTAGAAACATT